ACAAGACACGAGAAGAGTATGCACGTAAAGATGATGTAAAAGATGATGTGCATGAGTTGATGGATGCACTAAGAAGATTAGAAGATAAGTTAGACAAAGTATTGATGGGAAGTAGATAATGGCAATGTTCAGAGGCTTTAAGCCACAAGGATTACAAAAGATAGCCAATAGGCTCGGTTATTCAGGTGCTATGGAAAACTTTGATAATTACCTAGAACAAAACCCTGAGAAGAAAAGACAGATGATTGTCTTCCAAGATGCTGCAAAGCAAATGGCTCGTGGTGGTGTTGTTAGAATGCAAGTAGGTGGTAACGTTCCTAATCAAGTTGGTCAATTCAATCCACTAACGCAATCTTATGTGCCTACACTAGGAGAAGCACAAGGTCAGATAGCTGCATATGGGAGGACTGGTGGTGAACCTCAAGACATAGGACAAGTATCTGCAACGTTAGCACAAACAGGAGCTATACCCGTAGGTGCTGTTACGCAGCCACAGTTGACTTTACAACAGCCAGGACAGTTTATTGATCCAAGAGAAGGTCAGTTACAACAGCCTACTCAAGCACAAACTTTCCAAGCAACTACCACACAAACACTCACACCCGAAAAAGCACAAGCAGATGCACTACAAGTAGAGAAAGTTGCTCCCGAAGTAAATAAAGCAATAGACGCTAATCAAGCCGCTCAAGGTGACATAAGCAACAAGGCACAAGTTGTGGCCGCACAAGAAACTGCTTCAAGTGTGGGTAACCTACAAGCTGCTCAAGGTAACGCTATACTTATAGAGAATCCTGTACAAAGACAAGTACGTGAAGGAGAGCTTATAAATGAGGTAGCTAATGCAGAGACTGCTAAAAAGTTTACTGAGCAAGTACAAGCAGCTACTGCTACTCCTAGCGATAAAGCAACTGTAGCAGGACAACTTGCCACATTAACTTCTAATTTTGATGCCACTAATCCACCGTCATGGGCGGCAGGAGCAATTAGAGGTGTTAATGCAGTAATGCAACAAAGAGGTTTGGGTGCATCTAGTATTGCAGGTCAAGCTCTAATACAAGCTGCTATGGAGTCAGCACTTCCAATAGCACAAGCAGATGCAAGTGTACAAGCACAGTTTGAGACACAAAACTTATCCAACAGACAACAGAGAGCTATGTTAGCGGCTCAACAAAGAGCACAGTTCATAGGCATAGAGTTTGATCAAGCTTTCCAAGCGAGAGTGCAAAATGCCGCAAAGATAAGTGACATAGCAAATCAGAACTTTACATCTGAACAGCAAGTGCTTTTAGAAAACAGCAGACTATCAAACACTGTAAATCTAAACAACTTATCTAATAGACAAGCTTTAGTTATAGCTCAAGCCTCTGCACTAGCTAATATGGATATGTCTAACTTAACAAACAGACAACAAGCAGCGGTGCAGAACGCACAGTCTTTTCTACAGATGGACATGGCTAATTTAACTAATAGACAGCAGATGGATATGTTTAATGCACAGCAAAGAATACAGTCACTCTTTACAGATCAAGCTGCTGAGAATGCTGCTAGACAGTTCAACGCAACATCACAGAATCAAGTAGAACAGTTTTTTGCTAACCTTGCGGCTACAGTAGGACAAGCAAATGCATCTCAAGCAAATGCACAAGCACAGTTCAACGCAGGAGAGCTAAACACACTACAAAGATTTAACAGTGAGATTGCTAATCAACGTGACCAATTCAACGCTACTAATCAGTTAGCTATAGCACAAAACAATGCAGTATGGCGAAGAGAACTAGCTACAGCAGATACTGCGATAGTCAATCGTGCCAACGAGCTTAATGCCAAAGCTGTATTAGATGTATCTAACGAACAATACAATAACTTATGGCAATTCTATGCAGACACTATGGAATGGGCATGGAAGAGTTCTGAGAGTGAGTTTGATAGAATAAGAGATATGACTGTTGCAAATATTAGTGCAGACGCACAGAAAGAAGCCGCTGCAAGGGCTGCGTCAGGACAAAGAGGAAACGCAGTTGGAAGTCTAATAGGTAAACTTGGATCGGTGGCAATCGGTAAATTCTTTTAGGAGAGTAGTGTATGGAAACAAATCCGTCAAGTAGAATATATAAGAATATGAAACAGTTAGTTTCTCGTATGAGAAATAATGAATCTAATCAGTTATCAGATAAAGGCGATGGTTTAATGATAAGAAAATCACTAGCCATGAAAAATAATAAACAGCCTCAAGGCATAGAAGAAAATGTCAAGATGGCTAAACTACTTATGAGAATAGAAGATGAGAGAAATGGAACAGGAACAGCCTAGATTTGACGCACCAACACCGGGAATGGCACTTACTCATGAAGTGGGAGCTAGACCTTGGCAAACACCACCTAAACTTGTAACGGTTGATGAGGTTGCACAAGATTACCTAACAAAAATGCAAGACCCATCTTTTATACAACAGCTAGTGGGTGTTCTTGAGTCAGGTGTGCCAATAACAACATTAGCTAATACAATACAACTTGCAGGTGTTATGGAAGGCAGACACACTATTGATACAGGTATGTTAGTATTACCTGTACTCATGGAAATGATGATGCTTGTAGGTGACAAGACAGGTGTTAAATATAACACTGGTATGGAAGAAGACGTAAAAGAAGAAACTAAAGATGCTGCTATAGCTTCCGTGTTAGAAGAGCTAGAGCAAAGTCTAGACGAGAACGAAGAAGAAATGATGGAAGAAGAAACTGTAGAGGCTGAAGAAGAGCCTATGGGTTTAATGTCTAGGAGAACATCATGAGTTTTTGGGGAGGTTTTGTAGAAGGATTTGCAACTGAATTAGGAAAAGGTGTTGACAAAGCAGTTGATACAGATGCTGAAATAGTTAAGGATACTGTAAAAATAGGTGTAAATAAATATCTAGAAAACGAACAAGAAATAAAAACAGAAAAGAAAACTATTAGAGATGAACTAGATATGTTAAGAGCATTAAAGTTTAGTTTACCTAAAGCTGCATCTATAATCAGAGCAGGTCAAACAGCTAACGTAATTAAGTTGACTAACAGATATACAGGTGCAGACCCTAATGACTTATGGGATGGCACTACAAAGTTTGCAGAAGAAAAGGGTCTAACTGTCAATGATGTACTAGACAAACTAGTAAAGACACCTAAGTTTGAGGTAGGTAATCTAAAAGTACAACAACCAAAAGAGGGATTACTGTCTGCCCTAGGACTACAAAGAGATATAAGTAAAGATATAAGAGAAGGTATTGCTACAAGAGTTGGTGACACAGGTGCTACAACCACTACTAGAGATGATGTAGCGATCATGCCGGGTGGTTTGACTAAAGCAGGAAAAAGTTTAATATCAACATCGTCAGACAATATAGATCAAACAATACTTAAACTATCTAAAAGGAAAATAGCTGGAACAATAACTCCGGGAGAAGAAACTTTATTAAAAGAAATTACTGATCTGAAATATGGTAAAACTGCCTTAGATAAAATAAATGTATCACCTTTTTTTGGTGGAGGTGCAAAACAAACTAGCATACCTATAGATATGAACTTATTAAATAGACTACATAAAAAGGCTATTAGTAATGACCCCGATGCAAAAGATGCACAACAAAAAATAGATAAAATAATTGATCAAATAAAAAATAGTCCAGGTGGTCAAAACTTAGCTCAAGCTGTTGTAGACACTTTGAAAAAAACAAAATAGAGAGTTTAAAATGAGTAGCTACTTAGACGCTATACAAGAAAAACTTAATAATGAAGCACCTAGAAGTTATCTAGACGATATACAAGATAAGCTGACAGAAGAAAACGACAATCGTGACCCAATAGATAAGGTTAATCAAAATCTCAAACTTAACGAGTCATTAGCATACTATGAGAAAAAAGAAGCTGAAGAACCTACAGTTGTAGGTGAGACAGCAAAAGCATTCTTTGGTGGTATTAGAGATGCTGCTCAAGGTGTTCTTAATTTAGAAGATACAATAACAGACTACTTCACTAAAAAAGTACCTTATGATGTTAATTTTAGTGATGGAGTTCCTACCATAAAAAGGATGACAGACGAAGAAGTAGAAATAGAAACTTCTGATAATCCTTTTATTCTTCCCGAAGTAGACAAAAACGAAACTATAGCAGGTCAGATTGGTCGTGACTTGACACGTTTTATCGCAGGTACATTTTTAGCTAGAGGCAGTAGATTGGCTGTGGCTAAAAAAGTAAAACCACTCAAAGGATTTAAGGTAAGTAAAGATGATAAAGGATTTAAAAAACTTGGTAAGAAAACAACAAACTTTTTGCTTAACGTAGGAGACTCTGTTGTAGGATCACAACTTGTATCTGCAGGAGATGAAGGTCGTTTATCTGATATATTAGCACAGATACCTGAACTGACCGAGGTTCCTGGTGTAAATGATGCTATAGATGCATTGAAGTCAAACCCTAAAGATACAGAAGCACAGTCTAGATTAAAGATGGCTATAGAAGATGCTGTGGTGGCTTTTCCTATAGAGATAGGTGTGAAAGCAGCTAAACTATTATTTAAAGGATCAAAAGACCCTATAAGAAAAGCATTTAGTAAAGAGACAGTTGATTCTGCAGAGGATGCTATAAATGCTAAGAAAGCATCTGATGAAACTGTAGATTTATTAGAGAATACTGGAAACTCTAAAGCGTTGCTACCTAATCCTCTGTTTGATGAAATGAATATAGCCACTGCTAATTTAAAGATAAAATTTAAAAATAAAGACGGTAAAGAATTATTTGAAACTGTAAATGACGGTGTAGAGGATATGGTCAATACCATATTTAAGTCTAATGAAGAAAAGAAAAGACTAGCAAAAGCAACAGGAACAAGAGCACCACAACCAAAGACTGTAGAAAGAGCAAAAAAGTTAGGTCTAGGTGAAGATAATTTTGAAAGTTTTTTTAAACAAGCAGGTATAGGTACTACACCAGAGTACGTAACAGCAGCAAGAATGTTATTTATTGGTTCTGCAGACAAAGTTCAATCTATAGCAAAACTAATAGCATCAGGCGAAGGTGGAGCACAAGCACAAGGACAGTTGGCTAAAGCTGTACTAAGGCATAGAGCCATACAAGAAAAACTATTAGGTTTAAAAGCGAATGCAGGTAGGACATTAAACGCATTTAACATACCTGTAGGTAATAATAGTAGTATTAGAAACAAACAGATTAGTGAACTAACTGCCGCTGTGTTAGGTGGTGATATAGGAAAAATAAGTAAGGCCGCTCAAGACTTAGCAACCAATACAGATGAAGCTCTAGGTAAACTCATGAAAGATAAGTTTACGGATACCAAAACAGACAAACTAAATCAGTTTATATATTTTAACTACCTATCCTCTCCAAGCACATATTTAGTTAACACTGTTGGTAACGCATTTACACAACTGTATGAAACACTTGTAGCAACACCTACTGCAGCAGTAGTCGGTGCTATTCGTTCTCCTTTTCTCAAAGCTCCAAAAGACAGAGTTTATTTTAGTGAAGTTGCTGGTAGAACTATGGGAACTGCACATTCTATGCTTGAAGCAAGTAAAAACTTTTTAAGAGTATTAAGAGATGGTGATCTACCACCTGAACTAAAAAGAATGAGTAGAAGTGAATATGAAGAGATAGTCGGAGTTGGTGCTCAAGAGGGTGCTGGGATAGGTAGAAGAATAGTTGGGGGTGTTATTAGATTTCCTGGAAAGATATTGTTGGCTACTGATGCTTTGTTTAAAACAATGGGTAAGTCAGCTTTTATATATCAACAAGCATATAGGGGTGCAGCTCAAAAAGGATTAACCCCAGGAACAAGAGCACACGGAGAGTTTGTAAGTAAAATAATAAATAAAACTCCAGCTCAACTAGAGAAAGCAGCTCTTGAAGATGCCGCAAGAATAACTTTTACAAAAGATAATAAAATAGCTTCTAGTGTAGCTAAAATAAAAAGAGTTCCTGTATTAGGAAACATAACTGCCACATATTTACCATTCGTAAGAACCCCATTAAACTTAGCTGGATATTCAATAAACAATTCATTTTTCGGTGTAGCAAACCCTGCCGTAGTTAGAGCTATAGCAAAGGGTGGTGCAGAAGCTGATGAAGCTATAGGCAGAATACTTGCAGGTAGTGGTGTTATAGCAGGTGGAACTATACTAGCATCTCAAGGTGTGATTACAGGAACTGGAGATGGTTATAGACAAGATGTAGTAAAAACTCAAGGTTTAGGTTTTCAAGACAAAGCTATTAGAATAGGAGATAAAACGTATAGTTTTAATCGCTTTGACCCTTTTGCCACACCAATAGGATTTGGTGCAGACATATATGCAATATATAAACGCATGGGTGCTATAAAGGATACAGATCAGTATGCAGATTTAGAGAGATATCTAAAAACAGCGATTGCCATGACAGGAGCTTCTTTGTGGGCAAATGTAGCAGATAAAGCAATGTTAACAGGTATAGCTCAATTATCAAAAGACATAGAGCAGTTTACTAAAGTTATAGAGGGTGGAACAGACACTTACGAATATGCTTTAAATAAGTTTGCACAACAAGCAGCTCGTGCAGTAACACCTAACGTTCTTAGAATGTATGGTAGGGCAAGTGATCCTTTTGTCAGAGATACTTACACTGCATTAGATGTTATAAAAGACGCAATGCCTTTCCTTAGACATAATTTGCCAATAAGACATGATATGTTTGGTAGAATAATGTACTTAGAGCAATATGGAGATAAAGGACTTCCAAATGATGTGCTAGAAGTTGTAGGAAGTATATCTAGAGTTTATTCTATAAAAGATGATCCTCTTGCAAAAGAATTAATTAAGATGGAATATGCACATTCTAGACCATCTAGAAAGATGAACATTACAGGGTTTGAAGGCACTAGAGTTGAATTAGATTTAAAACAGTATGCTATGTTAGAGGGATATACAGGAGCACATTTTCATCAACTTGGATTAGAATTAATACAAACTAGAGAATACAAAAAGGCATTACCACCTGAAAAGAAAACAATGATTGAGCAAATTAAAAGAGCTGCAAATGCTTTTGGTAAGGAAATGGTATTACAGTCTCATGGTATTGAGATTTATAAAAAAGCTAGATTAAACTATTTTGAAGATAGAAGGTTAACACCTTATTGGGATAATTTACCTGAACATATGAGGAAGACATACAAGAATCAGCAACCACTACCAAAGAATATAGGTAAAGATAATTAAGTAGATATATGTCTAAGAATACCCATAGCTAATGCGGCACAAGCTACCCCATTAACCATCAGTAATGCTCTATCATGCCAGAGATAAGCCATAGCTGATAACAACCCAGTGCCTATGAATGAAGAGCAGAGGTCAAACAAGGGGAAAACTCCTACTGCTCTACATACTATCCCTGACATGATGAACATTGAACCTGTCCATTTAAGATACCAAGACAGATCATGTGTTGGAGTTATTTTTTGCATTTAACTCCTTTAACTTTTTTAATGTAACTTCAGCGATTGTTTCTATTCGCTTCAAGTTCTCTATAATTTCTTCTAATCTTTTAGGAAAAGTTTTATTATGCTTTTCCATATACTTTTTAGCTTCCTCTTCCAGCCTCATCCTTTTTTACTTTCTCCAACTGCTTAAAGTAAGCTTGGTTAAAACCTCTTTGCCATTCTCTGTACTGCATAGAGTTTAGATGATATGGACTCTCTGTCGCTATGACTTTGTGTCCTTTCACATTCTTTATATACTGCTTACCTTTGAAAGCATTGACACCTCTATCAAACTGTATACGTAGAGGTGCATCATACTTACTTAGATTTGGATTTCTTTTCTTCTTCTTGGACATTTGGCTTTCTCTCAAGGTACTTTAGTATCATTGATAACCTATCATCATATTTACCAATCTCTCCTATCTCTTTGTCCATAGCTTCTATAATATCAGAGTGTTCTCCAATACCAGTAGACCTACTCAAGTATATCTCAACATTAGCAATATGTTTATTTATATGTCCTACATAATAGGATTTTAAAGCTGATAATAACATCTCTCTCATATCTATCTCCCTTCAATATCTACAATTTCACAAGAACCTGCAACACAAGCTAAGTCTTTAGTTCCTGTAGTTGTGTCTTCTTTCTCAAACTCTTGAAGCTTACTCCAATCTATAGCAGATGGCATTTTTTTTGTCAACTCTATGTATTCTTTTTCATCAATATCTTGATAGGGTGCTTGTGCGTAAGTGTGATCACTAAAAGGTAAGAAAGATATACCAGACACCTCGTCAAAGTTTCTATACACCCAAGCTCCTACATCCATCCATTCGTGTTCCTTAACAGAGATAGTGACAGAAGGTTTATGCTCACACCAATGTCTTTGAAACAATAGCCAATAGTCTAGTTGCTCTATAGCAGTCATCTTAGTTCTAGTAATAGCACCACTTGGTGACTTCATCGGAAAACTAAATACAGATACACTATCAGGCTTCATAACATCAGGCTCTATAGGTATGCCTGCCTCTTTCATAAACTGTGTGAGGGGGTCTTTGTTGTCACCACGTACAGTTCTAATATAAAAAGGACTATGCCTTGCGTGTATGCCACTTGCACTGTCAACTAGCTGAGACACTGTACCACTAGGCTTAACACAAGTGATAGCAGTTGACTGTGGTATACCTAAATCTTTAGATATCTTCTTATTAGTCTCTACTGCAACTGCTCTCAGCATTTCTAAGTTAGACTTTAGATTACTATTGTCAGGCGATAAAACAGGGCAGTCAAGTATGCCCGTTAGAGATACACCTAGAAGTCTTTCTTCTTCTGTATTATCTTTCCATACTTTACGTAAGTATTTAAAGTCAGTTAGTGTAGACTGAAATGTGCCTAAGATTGTAGCCATGCGAACTTTGTCTTTTAGAGATAGTATATCGTCTGTTTCACGAGCAACAACTTCAGTTAAATTACAGAACTGATATGGTCTAAGAATAATCTCACTACAAGGATTACAACCAAAGTAATAATTGTCATCCCTTCTACCATTCTCACTTGCTTTTACTTTAGCAGATTGACGATTAAAGATACCACGTTCTCCTGACTTAGATTCATACAGAGCAGTCCACTCTCTCATGAATGTACCCATCTCAGGTTTACCTTTGAAAGCCACAGAGTTATTAGCTAGTGCTCTCTGTCCTTCGTTCTCCCACCATTGACCTGACTTAGCATGACGCATTTGATCATCACCTAAGTTAGACAGAGATATAAGTGCAGAACGTCTTACACCACCAACTACTACAACCTCTCCTATCTTACACATGATATCATGGCACTCTATAGGATAGAGTCTTCTACCTTTTGCGGCCTTGAACTTCTCAATACAAAACTTAAATAGATCTTCTAGTGGAGCAGGACCTGATGCTCTACCACCAAATGTTTTTAATCTAGCACCTGCTGGTCTAACTTGTGAGACATCCCACTTAGGTATCTGTCCTACATACAACATAGCAATCATCTCTCGCAAAGCTTTCGCCCACCCTGGTCTGCTATCTGCAACAGATATAACTGTAGTGCTATCTTCAAAGTGTTCATTGACTATAGGTAGTTTGTCTACATTCTCTCTTTCAACAGAAAAGCCTACTCCAGTTCCACACATAAGTATATACATACATTCATCAAAGCTACGAAGACTATCAACAGGTATATAGCTACAGTTATATCCTGCGACATGGCATCTATCTAAAGCTACACCAGCAGTCATTAGTGCTCTCATACTAGGCATAACCCCCAAGGACACAATAGCATTGTTTAGTTTTTCTTTCAGAGCTTTTGTAAGATCATACCCATGCTTACTTTTTAGATGTTTTTCCATATAGTCAGAATATCTATCCACAGTCTCCAACCATGTCTCTCTTCTTTGCTCGTCATCTTTCCATCTTGCATAACGAGACAATGCAATAAAATTTTGATAATCTGTTGGTAAATAATTATTCATCTGTCACTCCTAATAACTTTCAAACTTTTTACTTTCAAACCTTCCATGTCGTGAAACACATCTTGTAAGTAATCCTCTACTTCAATCTCAACCTTGCCATCTGCGGGTATTGGGTATTCCTCTTCGTCTACAATAATAGTACACAAAACTTTAAGTTGTATCATCTTCCTCAACGTTGTCTATAAGCTCACTGAGATACCACTTTGCTTTTTTTAGATCTTCTACACCATTTTTATATAGGTATCTCCAAAGATATTTCATAATATTTCCTTGTAAATAAAATTTAAATCCATCACCAGTCATAGCTTTGATAGCTTCAATGCACTCTATACCACTCTTGTTATAATGGGGTGGACTATTTACCATGTCTTGTATCTCTACACTATCAGACTGTTCTGATGCTTGTTTTGCTTTCATTTTCATATATTCTAAATGCCTCAACGTGTTACTCTTTGTTTGTGAAATCAACTCTTATGACATTACCATCAGTTTTAACATCTTTCAACGACTTTTTAATTTCATCTCTAGGTAAATACATATCTGCTTGTTCTTCCAACATCTCTTTATATCTAGGATTAGTATCCATTAATGACAATGAGGCCGCAGTATATCTTACGTAATCCATGATTGCTAAAAAGTCTTCTCTATCTAGTTGGTTGTCATGCTGAGTAATTATATTTACGTGAAAGTCACCAATCCACCTATTTTCATCATCCACTTTTGGACTCACTACTAAGAAAAAATCATCTCTTCCTGGTGGTTTGCCTTGTCTATCTTTCATATGTAGTCTCCCTATTTTATTTTAATTCCATTATACTTGATAAACTTTGGGTGTCTATCCTTACCCTTTTCTTTTAGCCAATCTTCAGGTATTATTCTATCGTAATAACGAAAGCCATACTTGATGCACCACTGTGCATAGGTTGACTTAGCACCTTTTCTAAGTTTGTTTCTACTATTTTCAAAAACAAATCTAATATCTAAAGATGGGTGTTGCTTTTTTATAGCGATGTGTTTTCTTCTATCGGCAGCTATAAATCTACCTTTTGTCTCTATTATTATTCCGTTTTTAAGTATGAAGTCTGGAGTATAGGTGCGATAAGCTAAGTCTTGCCACTCTATTTTTATAGTCTCGTATGCAAATTTATACTTTAGACTTTTAAGATAAAGAGAAAGTTTATGCTCTAAGCCACTCCTATACCCATTCTTCAATGCGTTGCGATACGCTCTGTGAGGAGACACTACGTTAAGTCTCTCCAATACCAATTAAAATTAGTAGCAGTTGATGTGTAGCCAAGTGCTCTTAGTTCTTCTTTGACTGCTTCATCTGCCAACTTCTTAGCTTCCATAGCCTCTCTTAAACTTTTCGTTTTCATTTCACGATAAGCTTTTTTAGCTTCAGCTAATTCTTTTTCCATAGTTTCTATAGATTTTTTAAGTTCATCTATTTTTTCTGTCACTATTTATCGCTCCATATTTTTTTAGCTTTCTCTTTCATATCACTAGACCACATCCAAGAATCATAGTTAGGATACATGAGAGATGCTAACTCATGTTTATCATCACTGATAGACAAAAACTTCTGTATACTAAAAGCCACTTTCTTTAGTTGCTTCTTGTATGCAGACAGATTCTTTAACGGAAACTTTTTGTAGTCTTTTGGACTAGCAAAGAACAGTTCCACTTTCTTTTTAGGATATGCCATAGAATATAAAGCCATTTGCCTATGTTGTGCTTCAGTTGGCTTTGAAGGCATCCTACTTGTTGTCTTGAGATCCACTATAGTGTCTTTAAATCTGAAGTCAATATATCCCATTATTGGCACGGGTAGATCCTCAACTTCTACCTCAACTTTCTCTTGGTAATCCTCAAGAGATTCATAGTCAAAGTTTTTATCTATTATATTACCATAGTCTTTCAAGACTTTCTTTTCTTTGATTGTTTTTACATCCCCTAAATCAATATTAGATTCTGCACATAGTGACATAAATTTAAAATCTAAAAGATCAAAGTCAAAAAAACCTTTTTCATATTTGTTAGATAGTACAAACTCTTCAGCTATACCTCGCATAGCACCAGCACCACCTTGTGATTTAGCATCAAACAAATATCTAGCTACCCACATGGGAGTATCCGTGATATATGTATTGATGCTACTAGGGGATAGGTAATTAATGTTGTGAACTTTGAAGGGGTTATTGCTTCTCGGCATCATCATCAACTTCAATAAACTCGTCAACAACTTTCATGTCTTCTTCAGATACTTTGTTGCGAGTTTTTTCATCCCACGAAGTTGATACATATTGATTAAAATTTTCTATCCAAGAAATAAAATTACCAAAAATTTCTTGATCTTTTTCACTAACAGTTAACACTTGATCATAATTTATATTGAGTTTAGGAACAAAAAAATTTCCTTTAGGAGATTTCATCTCATTAGTATTTAATGAAATTTTATGTTGTACTGGTAGTCTTTTCATACCTGACAATGTTTTAAATGTTTCTCCAACTATCTTGAAAGCAGTAGCACTAGTAATCTCCCATATAAAAGGAACATCTTTGAACTCTCTATCTGAATCTGTACCATCACTATTTATAACTTTATTAAAAGTCACAGTGCCAAAAACAGACCTCATTCTAGCAATAGCAGTGATTTGTTTTTGTACATCTTCGGATAAACTCTTAAAATCTTTAATATAACCAGCAGGTCTACCACAATTAAATGTACCGTTTGTATCTTTTAAATCTATGTTTAGGTTATCTGCCATCATGCTTTTTATAAAAAAACCTTTATCTCCATCCTTCTGCCATTTTCTTAATGAGAATCTTTGCATAAATGGTCTTATGACAACACCATCTCCATAGAAATGTGCTTTATCTTCGTCAGGTAATTCAAGAAAAAATGAACCAGCAGGAACTCTTTCTGCTTTTAAAATTTTACCTTGAGCATTTTTTTCTTCCCCCATAATAGGTAAAGATGAAACTTTTAGCCTAGCTAAATTACTTGATGGCTTATTACTCTCTTGCTCTAGACCCATAGCTTTTGCCATAGCCGAGTAGTTATCTGTATTAATACTTACAACATTATTCATATCATAATTCTCCTTTTAAAAGTTCTATAGTTTTATCATACAACATCTTTAGTGTCAAGCCAATTATCCCCTAACTTTACATCTAATTTTAGTGGAACATTGAACTCTATTTTAAATTGCATTTGAATTAATTGTTTCAAAATACTATTCACAGTTCTCATTATAGATAATACTTGTTGCTCCTCTGTTGGATGCACATCAATTACTATACTATCATGCACACTATTAACTATACATGATTTTAAATTTTTAAGTTTATCTTCAATGTCCAAGAGAACACATGGCACAATATCAGCAGTAGCAAATGACTGCACTGGGTAATTTTTTACTTGTGTAAAGTGTGATATTTTACCACTTGAATACCTTTGAACATCGGGAAACTCAAACTCTCTACCACTAGGTGTAGTTATCACACCATGATTTAAAACTTCTTTAGCCAATCGGGAGTGCCATAGCTCAATCTCTTTGTACTTTTTCGTGAAGTGTTTATAATATGTAGCTTGAGCAGGCGATCTCCCAAATCCTGTTGCTCCGTACAAGGGTGCAAACGTGTGTGCTTTCGCTTCTTGCCTAGAAGTTTTCTCCCCAGCATTAGTAATAACACTAGCAGTATAACTATGCACATCAAATCCATCTTCAATCTCCTTCATTGCAGTTTTATCTTGTGATAGAAAAGCAGCAGTTCTAAACTCTAACTGAGCAAAGTCTGCTTCCAATATCTTGCCACCTTCCCATCTTGATACAAACACTCGCTTGACAGGGAATGTGCCACCTCTAGGCATATTTTGCATATTAGGATCAGCACCACTAAATCTACCTGTAGAGGTTCTGTGTTGCAATAATCTAACATGAAGCTTACCATCAGGCTTAGTGTGTGTCTGTATGCCCTCTACAAAGGAAGACAAGTAAGTATCTAGTGCAGACAGTCTTTGTATATCTTCTAGAAACTTGTGAGCAGTATCCATGCCCTTTGACTTCGCAGTATTCTGTAGGATAGCTAAATTGTTTTTGTTAACACTAAATCCATGAGCACTTACCCAACTAGGATTGGGTGCAGTAAACTTGAGTCCAGCAACTCTGTCAGTAGGAATGAAAAGGTAACCGTGTCCACCACAGTTGGTGCACTTGGTAGCATTAGCATATGGAGTGCCATCTTTCTTTATCTTTCTGATAGTTCCAACTCCCTTGCATACTGTGCATTGCTCTGCTCGTGTCTTGTACAAGATGTCTGTATGTTGTTTTACAGTTTGTCTGTACTCCTGGTCTTTCATACCTCTAACAAAGTGATTAGTCCACATAGCTTTGTCTTTAGGTTTTCTACTATAGATAATTGAGGACATCTGTTCAGGACTGTTGAGATTGATAGGAGTGTCTCCCATAAGCTCTCTTACTTGTTCTTTTAGTCTTTGTTCTATGTCAAACTTCTCTTTGTTAAACTCTTCTCGCACTTTGTTAAGTGCTTCTTGGTCTACTTGAAAACCTCTCTTGTATATCTTGGCAAGGCAGAAACATACACGATTGGTAAACATTACGACTTCTAGTAGTCCACCATCTTCTTTACTATTTAGTCTTTTGAACTGAGCATCAGACAGTTGTTGTGTTGCGTGTAGGTCTGCTGATAGATACTGTGATAGTTCATCTCTTGGTATCTCGTCTGTAGCATAACCCTTGGCAAAGTATTCCTTGAGAGTATCTTCTTTCTTAGTCTCTAGGTCATACCTTTCAGCACAATCTTTTAAGTGCAATGGTTCTTTGATACCTCTCTGTAAGACATACTCTGCTAACATTGTATCAAAAACAGGTCCTTGATACGTGAAGCCACACTCCCACAACCACATTAAGTCATACGCAATGTTGTGACCTATGAGTATGGTTGCTTGGTCAAGTAACTCTTGTACACCTGCGAAAGCACCAACAAACTCATTCTCGTCTGTGTCCATACTGTATAGATACTCTTTACCTGTATCTGTTAGGCAACCTACCATAACTAATTTATTAGTAGGCTCAAAAGGATCAAGATGCATTTTATCATCTCGTTTGGTTACTGTATTCTCTACGTCAATCGTTAGTTTCATCTAACTTCTCCCTATGTTTTGTTAAATATGTAACTGCTTTCTTTAAAATAGTCAAACTATCTGAGAACCCCCCAAGTCCAGTATTACACTTGTGACATATCCATCCACGAAATGTATTCGTATCATGGCAATGATCAAGAACCCACGACTTCAATCTTATTTGTCCAAACTTACTTAACTCGTCTAAAGTTCTATTACATATAGCACAAGAATAGTCCTGATTAGGATACTCGTTTTCTGATCTTAGTTTTTGTATTACTTGTCTATGTCCTCTTCTACAAGATCTACAAGTTCGTTTTATCTCTCCAGCTTTCATAACAGAAAACTTTGAGATGGGTTGTCTTATACCACACTTGATGCATACTACTCCATCTTCAATAGGATCTTCAAGTTCAGGTAATTCTTTGAAGAGTGGATATTGGCTCAAGCTTGATACCTCGCAGTCTTGTAGTCCAACTCGCAGACAATCTTACCATGCCATCCAGTGACCTTGTTCTTCACAACGTTGAGATGTCTTTGTAGATCATCTTCATCCTTTCCCTCTACGGGTGGATTCTTCGCTATCAATATCATCACGTCAGCTTCTGCAGCTTTACCTGTACGACTGCCTTCCATCATGGCTTGGTTGAGTAATACTTTACCTTCAGCTTCTGCTGATAACTGTGACATATAGAACATCGCACACCCATGTGCTTTGGCTATCTGCCTAGCATGGACTGCGTTAGCTTTGAGTGCTTCGTCTTGTCTTGCAAAGCTACCATGAGAGACAAACTTGTCACCCATGTCTAGAACTACAACATCAGGCTTGTAAGTTTTACAGACACTCTCTACCCAATTCATGTCTTTGTTCATCGCATCTTTTATCTTGATGTTGTTCTTTACAGGTGTGTAAAGCTCTTTTGCTCGTGCCATGTTTTCTTTTATCTGAAACATATTCATTCCAGTGGCCGCAGTCAGATACCTTGAGCCAACTCTGTAGGATGACTCCTCGTTACACAAGACTATACATAATGCTCCTTGTCTAGCAAAACCATTCTCACTTGCTATGAGTGATGCATGAAAGGAAGTTTTTCCAGTATTAGGTCTAGCACCCACTTCTATCAGATGCCCACCATTCACTCCCTCTAGTTTAGACACTAGCGTAGGTATGTTGAACGACCACTTTGTCTCCAAGTCATTCTTGGTAAGCAAACACTCAAGACTTATGTCATCCCATTCTATGTTTAGGTTTGGTGTAAAGTCATCTGCGTGATTTTCTAATATGTTTCTAAGAGGCTCTAGTGAGTTCTTTGTGCCATTGACATACTCAAAGCCTAGGTTGGCTACATCTTCTCCAACAACTTGTCTGAATAACTTGGATAGTATCTCTTGTGAGATATCTTTACCCATAGGTTTCTCTCTCTTGATAGATGCAAACAAACCACTATAAGCAGTTTTCTGTGCAGTTGTAATTGATGGGTTTTGTGCAAAGAATAATGCTTCTATCTCTTCTGGGGTGACTGTTCTATTATAGGACTCCATAGCATTATCTATTGTCTTCTTTATCTTCTGTACGTCTTTACTAAAAAGTCTAGTTGGACACTTTGAGCCTTTATGTTCGTCATAGAAGCCTTTGTCCATTAGGCTTCTTATTAATGATAACTCCATTATCAATCTCCTATGAGTTTATTTAGATTATTTATATCTTCTTCATTACGATATTTTAGATCATCTTTTAGCTTTAAAACTTTTACATTATTCTTGTAGGCTCGTAGCTCGTTAGCAATACTAAGTGTTTTACGTAGTGCATCGGGGTCTAAGGCTACTATGATTGTTGAGAACTGCATGAGAAAATCTCTATGTGCATCAGATAGTGTTGTGCCAAGCAAAGCTACCCCACGAACTCTGTGGCTTCCTATGACCGTAGCACTTATGCAATCCTCAACAATTACTGCAACACTACCACTACCAAAACTGTATGGTGTGTCACTTTTTCCGTATCTCTTCCATTTAGGTTGTCTTCTGTCTGTAGCACGACCAATCGCATCTACAACTCGTTTGCCATCACGAATGAGAAATACTATTCTGTTTTCTTTCACATCAAAGTAAAGAGGCACACTTCCAGGAACTAACTTATAGTCGTATGCAAATTTTTTGACTTGAACTCGCAGACCACCATAAACAATGTAACTAGGCAGTTCAAATTCGTCATAGTCTATGACGTTTTTACCTAGCATGGCTTTCTCTATAGTCTCGGCTGATACGTTTCCTGTTTTTGCACCTGAAACTTTACAAGATGCCTTGTAGCAGTTCCAAATTATCTTTCCCATCGCATTAGTTATTGTGAAAGTCTTATCTCCATCGCATACTGGGCAGTTCATTCTCTTAGTTTGCCCTACTTTTAGGTCAGTAGAGTCTATCGTTTTCTGTAGTTTCATGTATTAGACCCCCTCGGCAGTTAAATGCTTTTACCATAGCTTTCTCTTTTTGTCAACGCACTTTCTGCAGATGCGAAAGTATTTTTCATATAAGGCTTCACACTACTTGGATTTGCGTGACCTGTGACAGACATTATTTGACCCATAGATACACCAGCCTCAACCATTTCTGTAGTTCCTGTCCGTCTTAAATCGGCTATTCGTAGCTCTTTGGGAAGCTCTGAGGCATTCATTACATCTCTAGCTACCTTTGAGAGCCTAGTAAGTGAATATGGCTTGTATGAGCCTTGAAATGGATAGGGATATGGTGCGACATATTTCTGAAAACCAAATTCTTCTCTCTGTTGTTGTAACATTTCTAACAAAGAATCACTTATTGGCAGATGAACTAATGCTCTTCTCTTAGATTGTTCTAAATTTAGTATCTGTTTGTCAAAATCTATGTTTTGAAACTCCAACATTCGCATATCGCCTACTCTTTGACACCACTCGTATGCCATTTGCACAATCAGACCTATATTTCTCCATCTAAACTTAGAATAAGAGGTATCAAGAAACTGTTTGACTTGTTCTTTTGTCCAAACAACCTTCCTAACTTGTGTGGTCTTTCTTTTGAAGGTGGAAAAAGGGTTAGACTCTGCATAACCCATCTCCATAGCAAACGAATATATCTTTCTAGCCACAGAACATATAGCATTGGCTGAGAAAGTACCTCTAGATAGCCACACTTCATACCCTCGTCTAGCCATCGCACCGTTTAGTTTTGTAAGACACATTTTTGCCATCAAATTGCCATCAACTTTAGTGTCCAATAATCTTGAACAACAATATTGATAATCTACTTTAGTTTTATCTGCTAAACTACTGAAGTCGCTAGATAAATAATACTTTTCACTAAGCTCTTTTAAGTTCATCTTCTTCCATCCAATGTGGTTTTTCTGTATAGTTATACCTTGCAAACCTAGATTTGTCTACAATATAAAATTTTCTGTATGCTTCTATGGGCATAAACTCGTCTGTCTTGAGATGATCTAGTCCACTGAAACATTGTGGGTGTGGTGACATTTTACCTTTTGGCATTAGATATATACCCTTTTGTAAAGTTAAATAATGCACTGAACAACCATGCTTCTTCTTAAATCTGTCCTCGTACTCATATAACATATGTCCAAGCAAAGACCAGGCGAACTCATAGTTGCTCTGATTCTTCATCGCCCACAATGTGCAAGGATGCTTTTCGTGAACAGGTTTGTATAAGTTATGCTTCTCAGCAAAATGTGGAGCACGATGCCACAGAGCAGTACAAAGCATCTGTGTTTCTTCTAGTGGCATCTTTACTATGTGCTGATCACATAAAGATCTTGATATTAAGTATGGTGTTTGTTCTATTATAAATCTATTCATGCTCTCCCCCTCTATCGTTATCGTCATATTTAATTCTTTTACCTTTGTAGTACATATACCTACTTCTACTTGGTGTGTGATAACCTTTCTTTAAGAAGAATGTAGGCTTTCGCTTTGCGGCCTCAAAGGTAGCTACTGTTATTACAACTGCACATATAATAAATACATGAGCAATCGCAGTTATTCCAAAAATCCACATACTCCCAAAGTACATAGAAAATACTATGCACCACATCCATGCTAACACTTGCATGACCATATGCCTTGTATTTAAATCAGGTATGTGTCGTAGTGGATTGCGTTCATGATTCATGACAGATTGCCATGTATCGTGTACTATTTTATTCATGTGTCCACTCCTCTTGTTTACAAAACAAATCTATACCAAAATCATAGCCTTGTTTATAATAATGATGTGATTGTTTTTCATCTCTCGTGCCATGTAACATAGCATCCGTAACACCATCCTTAAACTTTTGTATGATCTCATGCTCTTTTATTTTTTTCTCTAGTTCTATTAAGTTCATATATACTTCTCCCATATCGCTTGTAGGAACACCCAAAGTCCATAGATATGAAGTGCCACCACTACTGTTTTTAATACTTTGTTCATTGAGTCATCTGCCATGTAAACCCAATCGTGATACTTTTTTTGTTTCACTTTCTACCTCTCTCAATATCCCACCTATAAAATATGTGGTCATCTATTCTAGTTATATAAGTTTTTGTTTCTGCCCAACTAGGATTAACATAGTGAGCATGATAATGTGTAGCACCTTCCACAAAGTCATCTAAGTGTCCATTGTACACACCATTAGCAACGTGTAAGGCAGTCTCCCATGCTTTAGCTTCTCGTGGCTTATCACTCTTACCATCACAGTACCAACTAAATTGGCATCTGTTCTTGATAGGGAGTGTAGGCTTCCACTTGTAAGTTAAACCTTGTTTGACTACATCACACACATCGTTAGGGTATCGTGAATCTTTGACTCTGTTCATCACAACTTGTGCAACTGCCACTTGTCCAATGAAACTTTGATTCTTAGCTTCGTGATAGACGTTAAGTGCTAGGCACGTTAGAGCTTCCATAATCATCATGACACCTTTACTGCTATGTAAATACACAATGCTATAATTAATAATTTACCATAGTCTAGGTCGTATCTAGTACCTTCGCCATAGTTAACGTTAAAAAAATCTACTATTCTATGAAACATTATACAATCTCCTTCAAGATATGTGTTATGACATCTACTGTCCAACCGTTACCAATCATCTTGTATCGTTGAGTCTTGGAAACACCTTCTGTGTAGTTGTCGGGTAAAGTTTGTAGTCTCTCACACTCTAGTGGTGTAAGCTTTCTATACAAGTTCTCACTAACTACCACGTTATCTTTCTGAACTGTGGTAAGACAGTTAGACTTTGTATCTGCACTCACTTCAAGTTGTCTCGTGAAAGGCAACTCAAGTTGATCATCTTTTCTAGTACCATTCTCGTCTAGCCTACGATTAACAATGCGACCAATAGCAACTTTAGGTTCTCTGTGTCCACCTTGCATGGTCGTAAGTGTAGGTGACTTGCCTTGTGGCGAATACACTCGTTTGATTATGTCATACCCTTTGATGTCACTAGCCACACCAACTTGTATAGGCTTCTTGCTTTTGACAAACGTAGGTATCTGACCTTTCCACATAGACGCAGTAAGACAATGTGCTTTGTCATCATCAACAGACTTGACAAGATCTCCTCGCACTCTGCCACACCACTTGCCCTTGAGATAGTTTGGTGGCTCGTCAAATGGTAAGTCTTCTAGTATGTCTGACAACACAATACCTTTGTCTTGTGGTTGTGTAACATTAGGTATGTTAGTCCAATATAATCTGTTACGATTCTGTGCTGATACAAGAGCAGAGTTGATTAGCATAGGCTCAACACCTAGAGCTTTTGTAATCACATCTTGTGACTCTTTCTTCATACGCACATTTTCTAACAAGAACTTGACTTGTGGTTTACCCAACTGTGCTTTTCTCGTATTGATATTATTAACAATCCTAATAAACTCAAAGAATAATTTGCTACGAGGATCATCAAAATTAAGTTGTTTACCAGCAAAAGAAAAACCTTGGCAAGGTGATCCTGCAAGTATTAGGTCTATCTCTGTAGCCATCATTTCTAGCAGACAATCATCCTTGACCTTATCTATAGGAATACCTTTCATAACATTGGTTACATCTCCTACGTGCACCATATTAGGGAAGTTTTTCTTGGCTATCTTGATTGCATATGGATCAATCTCTGAAGCAAAGTAGTTGTTTACTTTTGCACCTATCCTCTGTAAGGCAAGTTGTCCACAACTCATGCCATCAAATAAACTTAGTACATTCATGTTACACTCCCATGTAGCATGAGAGGAATAGCATAACTATTCCACTCACAATTAATATTACTAATGTATCTTTATCATTAGGAAACATTACTGATACTCCTTACTTCCATTCCATTACTTGGAACTTTATTTTATCATGATCAATCCATCTCTTGCCTAAGAACTTAACTCTTGATTTAAGATTGATCAAAGCCAAGTGATTCACATCTATGGATTCATGCTTCTCGTCATCTGTGCCTAGCACTACTGCGTTACCATGCACGATACAGTTATCAATAACAAAGTCATATGAATAATCTCCAAACAATGCTTCTTCGTTTGTCCATAGATCGTTACCATTTACAGAGTATGGGTATCTCTCTAGCATACGAGCACCTATGAGTTCTTTCTTATGATCCCAATTCTTGATGTCAGTTTCTACTATAAGTTCGTCTTTTGCATTTATGAAATAAGCTTTCATTACACTCTCCTCGTTTTGATTATGTGTTTATACTACTACAGTTATCAGTAGTGTCAATCCCCTCGTTGGGGTTCTCTTCTTGAGTCCAATATTCATACAAATCATTTATAGTTTTCGCATCTGCAAATGCTATCCATTTCCAGGAATTGTTGGAAGCTTTCTCTTGTTGAACTATAAACTCAATCTTTTCTTTTAAAGTCATTTTAATTTACCCCTCTGTTTCTTAAATAGGATATGAGTTGAATAATATTACTCATGTGATCAACCATCTGTTTGTATGAATCAAATTTTATCTTCTCTATTTTGACACCATCTAGTTGAGGTATCATTGAGTTTCCATTTGTAACTTTCTGAAGATCATACTTATCTAAACTCCATTGAACGTGAGTACCTTTACGTACTTGGTATAATACTTTACTCATTGAACTTCTCCTTGTTTAACTGTTGCCATTCACTTAGTGGCATTTTGAATCTAGCAAGATGGGTGCGTGTACTCTTATCAGTAGAAACTAAATCCCCTTGTGTAACACGTACCCACTTGCGACCTACAACTGCGTAGACTAAATAACCACCACATATGGGAAACTTGGCATGATAGAAATCTGCCTTGAATCTTTTAGCAGTTCTCCAAGTTATCCCTTGTGGTTTTTCTAGTGAAGCTATTCTCATTTCTTGTCCACATATACTCTTAGACACTTGGACTTTTCTATAGGCTGACCATAAGAATATCTTTTCCAATCTTCGCCATCAATTAGATACTGACCACGCACTCTTATCTTGTAGGAATCTGTGTTAAGATATTCTCTTAGTTGTGCAACGAATGCCCTACCACTAGCATCGTTGGGTATGTCGCTGAAGATATATCTATGTCCTTCAAGATTGAAGTTATCATGATATGCTTTTCTCCATCTATGTTCTTCTTTAACAAACTTATCTATGATCTCATCTTTCTCTTCAAGCATCTCCTCTAGCTTTGCTATCTTGCCATGCAGATCGTGATACTGCTCGGTAGGACTGTTCTCCATGAGAGTCCTCTGACACTTAGCGAATGCTCGTATGAGATACGTCAAGTCCATCTCGCCTACGTTGATAGGCTCTTTCTTAGATGATGGGTAATGGTATATCTCCAAGTTCTCCATGTCTCTTGGTAGTCTACCTGTTGAGTTGGTTATCGCATCAATCTTTAAATGTTTATTTACTTTCATTAGATTTCTCCTTCATTCATTGTGCTATTATCTAATATTAATTTAGTCCATTCTTGTTTGGTTATTCCAGTTTTAATGAACTCTCTGTCATGCTTATCCAAGTTAGGAAAAGCATCTTGTATGAAGACTTTACTGTTCTCATACAAATCTAGTTGCTCTTGTGTGATAGGCAATGACATTGTAGTCGTGTTGCCCGTCAAGATAGATTTTCTAGTTACTTGTAGCATATCTTTTCTCCCTTTTTAGTTTTCTAATACAAGTCTTGACAAGTAGTCTTATTCTATTCTCTCTGATTCTGTTGATCATCTTTCTCTGAAATTTCCAGGATTCTTTATAGTTCTTTTTTAGCACTACGAAATCTCCTCTACTTTTTTATGTACAAAACAACCTGAAGGTTTTTTTACTATTTCCTCAATGATAACATCATCATAGCCTTTGTCTTTCCATTCTTCAGCATCTCGCTTGGCATCTTTATAGTTCTTGTAGTAGTCATCATTACCACCTACCCAAACTATATATCTCCAACCATCTTTGTAGTCTTGATCTATATTTTCTTCAGTAAATGTAACACCATTGTTGGTATTCGCATTTGGAAATACTGTTTCAAGCATAGTTTTTTTAGTCATCTTATATCCCCTTTACTAATCTTCTAAATGTTTCGCTTATAGCTAATACTGAAAATGTCCACGTACCTATGTACAAGATACCACTATGTTCTGATAGTTCAGAAAAAGATAGGACACCTATTACAGTTGCCATGATTAGAGTTACTATTGTTATTATTTTTATAAGCATTTTATTTCTCCTATTAAAATTCGTCATAGTCTATGACGTTTTGATTAATGTATAACAAAGCCACTTGTGTCTTTTTTAGCTTTGCCCTTGGCAGACAACCACACAACTACACCTTGAGGATCAAGGAATCGTAGATCATCTTCATCTCCATTGATGCAATCTAAATCTCTGAACTTTTTAGGCATAGGTAGAGTAGACACAACTGCCATGTTCGTGTTTGTGTCAAGAACTGCTTGATATATCTTTTCTGCATAATCCATGTTAGCTTCACTATAAGATAGTGTGAGATGGTAGTTAGGTGGTAACTTACTATACACTCTCTTATAAGTCTTGGTGTAATCATAGAACTGTATGTCGCTAAAGTCATACATGAGATTAGTTCTCTCAAAAGGTATGTCGCTAGTGCCATTAGGTCTAGCACAAGGTTGAACACCTTTATTGTGCATTCTACGTCTAAAGACAGTCATGTCTTGATACATATACTCCATGAATGTAACTTTATCAGTAAGCCAAAGATCAGTCTTTCTTTCTCTAGCACTTTGCACACTTGTGAATACACCACGACCAGCAGAATCTAAACAAGCATCTTTACAGTTAGCTACATCTTGAAATGGACACACTCTTTTGTTTTTAGGTTTGAGGTGCATGATGGCAGTCATGTATTCTGAACCATCACCTTTGACAACTTTGGTATTAGTACCAACCCCAAATAATTTATATGACATAGTTTTTCCCCTTGTAAATCGTCATAGTCTATGACACTTTTTTAATTAAAGGCTTTTGTATAAACCCCTTGCCCTTGTAGTTCTTAATAAGAGTACAAGAGTTCTTATAAGTAGTAGGAAAGTAAAAGCTTTCTTTACTCTTATGCACTACATAATGTAAGCCACTTTTAGTAAGTGTAATCTCATGTAGTCGTACCTTGTAGCTTCTAGTATTCTTGAAAGTAGGAAAGTAACCTTCTTTTCTAAGAAGTCGTAGAGTGTTTTCTGCTTTCACTCTTTCTAAAATATCAAACTTAATCATAATAATATCTCCTATAAAAGTTAGTCGTTTGATTATGTAAATAGCCTATCATAGTTATGGGTAGTGTCAATACCAACCAAAATCCTAGACTAGTCAAAACTCATTTAGCACTACGAAATCTCCTCTACTGTTTCAAGCTTATCTGATAATTGCTCAATAACATTGTCAATACATTCACCAACAGTAATGGAACTGCCCTCATTATCTTTTGGTGCATCAAATAATTTAGCTTGTTTTACTTGCCTTCTAATATCATACATATCACATAACATATCTCTTATATCCATAACTGTTTCCTTTCTAGTTGTTGTTGTGCTTCATCAAAGCTTATCTCAGTTGCTTCTTCCCATGTGGTGTAAAGCATTTGTGATTGCTCTTCTTGGATAGTATTATCGTCATAGTCTATGACGTTTTCTAAGTTAATAAACATTATAGTTCCTCCTTCATATATTCTCTAATTGAATCAACTTGAATTAATTTCTTATCGCCTAATCTCATTAGAAGCTTACACAGAAAAGTTAATTGTTTATCTGTGATGTCATCATTTAATGTGATGCCATGCTCCTCTGAGAAATATTCATTGAATGATCTCTTGTCATCACTCAAAAGAATATACCACAGTTTGCCTATATAGGTATTCTCAAAGTCTTCCATTAGTCTTCCCCCTCTAATAGTTGATCTAACTCGTTACTGAATTGCTTAATTCTTTTCTGATGATACTTTCGCTTTTCTGCTTCTATAACAAACGTAGCTTCATATGCACCTATACGATCCATCTCGTAATACGTGTAGTACCTACCTCTAGGCTGATGCATATATAGTCTGCCAATAGCACTCTTAGCTAAGTTCGGTCTGTCGTTATAATGTATTCTCATAATATACCTTTCTAAAATCGTCATAGTCTATGACACTTTTGCACCACAGTAACCACTACTGTGATTATCTATAAGCCTAGCATAGCAGTAGGTAGTGTCAAGCCATAGCCGATTGCTTCTCTAGTTAAGACCGTAGTTAGGGAAACTGCAACAAGTCCTGGATTTTGCTACAGTTGATCTGCTCAAGACCTCTCTAGTTATGACCGTAGTCACGACCTTTATGAGCATAGGGAAAGAAAAACGTCATAGGCTATGACACTTTTTAAAGATAAAAAAAAAGCTATCACTAAAAAATGATAGCTATAAGAATATATTGTAATTAATTTAAGGCATAAAAAAAGCCTAGTAAAAAACTAGGCTAATTTTAAAGTTTGTATTTTTAAGTTATGCTATTTTTAAAGCTTTTAATATTGGGGTTTTAGTTTTATCGTTAGTCATAAGCTTGTCAAAATCCATACCATTTTCGGCATACATAACTTGCACTAAAACTAAACATTGCTTTGCAAGTGCTTCATTAGATAATTCTTTATAAGATTTATTACTAACAATTTTCTCTAGCATTTTCTGACTATCAAAAGAAACTGTATTTTTAGAAGCTTCTTTTTTATTAGTTTTAGATTGTTTAGTAGTTTTACGATTATGTGAAGCTTGTTTTGAATTATCACTTGTAGCAAATAATTCAATATTATCTTTTCTAAAATTCTGCCAAGCATAAACAAAACTAGTGTAATCGTTTTTACTACAGTAATTATAAAACATAGTAGAATGTTTAAAAGCTTGTTTTCTCACATTCAATTCTTGTTTTGTAAAAACTGTATACTCAAATTTACTTTGATTTTTCTCATTAGTCGTATGAATACCAAATCCATTTTTAGCTAATTCGTTATGCTTCCATTTATTTCTATTCTTTTGATTAGAAGCTTCACTATCTAGATTATTTAAATAACTACCTAGTGCTATCTCATATGGTAAATTATCAATAAAACTCTTATAGGTATTTTGACGATTATCTAAACAAGTTTTAACAGTAGATTTAATATTATCAAAACTACTAAGATTATTTATTTGTTTAGCTATTGATAATTTTGGCTTTACGTTTTCGTTTTTAGTCTTTTTGTTTTTAAATAAATTTAACATAATTTTTACCTTTCATATTGTTAAATTAAAATTATGAAACTTTTTAAGCTTCAATATAAATATTAAAGCATTTACGTTTAGTGTCAATATATATCTATATATGCGTATGTAATAGAGTATGAGCTTATAAAATTAATATGTGTATAGATAGTTTATTTTGAAGCTCATAAAAATATATAGATATATGTTTAAATATTCTAATTAGAAACTATCATAGTAAAAACGTCATAGCCTATGACGATTTAAGCTATAACTATAAACTGTTTTCTTATCAGTTTCTAGAAATTAGATAATTTTAAGCAATATCAATAGAATATTTTTTATTTTTGGCTAGACTATGACACTTTTTTGGCATAGGGGGGCTGGGGGTACACCCCTGGTAGTAGTACGTATCATGGATATATACACAGATTAGGTATTTCAAGTGTTAACCACTTAACTAACTGTTGAAATGCTGCAGATTAGCATATAAAAAAAGGTATATTTTAGGCAGTAAAAACGCAGATAAAATATTTTACTTGACAAAAAGTCAAAAACCGAGTATAATTATGTATAGTAAAACTAAGTAGTCAACTATAAGTAGTATATAACTATAATAAACACTATAACTACATAGTAAAACTAAAATTACCCCAATAAATTCCGTGCTAAATAAATTGTTTCTTGACAATGAGTAAAAAATCAGTAAAACTATATACACCAGAGAATATTTTAGAATCATTTTACGATGCGATTCGTACAAATACTTTACATAAGTTACATATTCCTCACAGTTCCGTATTTTACACTCGTGCTGCGATAGAAGCAAAGACAGGTAAACGTTATACGCTGAAGCACGTAGAGAACGCTATGAAAGCAGAAGGAATGTTAGAGGATGTTTGAAGCATTTGTGCTTGTTTGTCTAGTAGGCACAACGAATGTATGTCACACGCTAGAAGATTTAGAAGGTCCATACAAAACAGAAAAGCAATGTGTTACAAGAGCATATGAGATAGCTGTAGAGTTACCCTCATATATGCCAAACTATTATGCTTTAAAATATAAATGTATGCTTGAAGAAGGCAAGATTAAAACAACATGGCAGAAAAAACAAAAAAGCCTAGAAAAACAAGAAAATCTAAGAAGCGTGGAGGATTAAAAGGATTCACTCAGAAGAGTGGAGATATGCGACCCACCAAAAGTGGTGCAGGGATGACCAAAAAAGGTGTCGCTAAATATAGAAGGCAAAACCCGGGCAGTAAACTAAAGACAGCAGTAACAGAAAAATCACCATCTAAAGCTAGAGCTAAAAGACGCAAGTCTTTCTGTGCGAGAAGTGCAGGTCAGATGAAAAAATTCCCTAAAGCTGCAAAAGACCCGAATAGCCGATTACGACAAGCTAGAAGAAGATGGAGATGTTAACATGGCTGAATCATATTTAGAAAAAAGAAAACGTATATTAGAGCAACAAAAGAAAAGAAAAGCACAAAGAGATGCTTCAAGGAAAAAAACAATAGGTCCTGAAACAGATATTGTTAAAACTAGAGCTAAAAAATCTAGAAGTTCTAAGTTAGGCTCTGCACAACCAAGCAAAGGTTCAAAAAGTCCTACATCCATGTTTCAGAACATGAAAAAGAAAGATGTTAAGAAAAGCACTTTCTTTGAGGATATAATTGCAGGTCCTAAACTAAAGAAAAAGAAAGAAGCACCAAAGAGAGGTAAATCACCAGGAGCACTTGGAGGAAAACTCCCACCAAGAAAGTCTCCGGGAGCACTAGGTGGCAAACTTAAATCTGAAACTATAGGCAAAACACTATCTAAAGCTAAGTCTTTCAGAGACTACAAAACAATAGCTGCTGCGAAGAAGGCGGGATCTTTATACTATATGGGTAAAGATGGTAAAAGAAAGGCCGCAGTCACAAAGGCTGATCTAGACAAGAGTGGATTATCTTTGAGAGACTATATGAACTTCATGACAGGCAAGACAAGAAAGCCTGCCAAGAAGCCTATGACTAAAACTAAAACTGTACTAAGTGGTGGAGCTAAAGGTGGACCTGTAACGAAACCTAGTAGAGGTGGACCTAAAATGGGTAGAAAAAAGACGAGGATGATGTAATGGCGGCTATGTTCGCACCTATATTCTTCAAAGTAGGTAAAATAGTTATTGCCGCCGCAAGTAGATCTGTTGCTAATTATCTTAGAAAAGAGGTTGCTAAAGGTGCAGCAAAACAACTTTCTAAAACTGCGGCTAAAAAGGTTAAAAATGCTCCTCGCATAACTAAAATTAAACAACTAAAGCAGACTAAACCTAAAGTACAAACACAGACTAAGCCTACTTCACAGACTAAACCTAAGTCGCAAACTAAACCTAAAACTCAACAGAAAAAAACTCAACAAAACAAAAAGCCTAAAGATCAGAAGAAGCCTGGAAATATTGTAACTCGTAATAAAGGTAAGATACTTACAGGCTTAACTTTAACTGCACCATTTGTTGCTGGACAGTTTACAGGTCCTGAGAAGACAGAGAAGATGCCTAAAAAGAAAGATGTGAAGGTTAGCGACAACAAGAAGACCTCAGAGACTAAACCATTAGCACCTAAACAAGATGCTCTCAAGAAACTCAGAGACATTAAAGTAAAAGATATCAAGACAAAACCACTTCAACAGAAGAAAAAAGTTGATGACAAACCAAAAAGAACAAATATCACAGCAGGTGGTAATGTAGGATTTGGCTTGAAGGGTAACATCTTTGCATCTAATGAAGATGAAAGAAAAAGACTTATGGCAAAGTTTGGTGGTACAGGTTCTGCGGCTGCTCGTGCTGCTATGAAAGGTACACAAGGTAATATTAAAAGCAAATCTAAAAAAGGACACACAGATATGAGAAAAGGGGGATTGTTCTATGGCTAAAAAGAAAATGAAAAAAGGTAAGATTGCTATCGTGATAGCTGTAGGCAAACCTAAAGGCATGGCTTATGGTGGAATGGCAAGTGGAAAGAAACATTTATATGCTTCATCAGGAGCTGCTGTAATAGATAACCTACCAAACAAAGGACTTAGAGCACTCGCTAAAACAGAAAAAGGCAGAAGTGCTGTAAGAAATATGGGGTTTGATGTCTAAACGTGATTACAAGAAAGAATATGCTAACGAATCAAAGGCACGTAAAAAGAAACGTGTAAATAGGAATTTAGCTAGACGTATTATGAAACGTAAAGGTCTAGTTAAAAAAGGTGACAAAAAAGATGTTCACCATGTGGGTGGAGATGCTTCAAACAAAAAGAGTAAGTTGAAAGCAGTTCCTCGTTCTAAAAATAGATCTTACGCAAGAACAAAAACTGCTCGTAAGAAAAATAAAAAGTCATAAGGGAGAGACAACTATGCCGATGCATGGAAAAAAGAAGACTAAAATGTACGCAAGAGGTGGTGCGGGAATGAAGAAAAAGACAAAAATGTATGCACGAGGTGGTGCAGGCATGAAAAAGAAAACAAAAATGTACTCAAGGGGTGGTGCTGCTAGACGTAGATAATGTCTTATCTAATAAGCAACGTACCACACTTTAAGTGTTGGGTACGAAGAGAGTTCACTTGTAATCATCAAGACTATCACGGTGAGTTCCTTCACGCAATGGCATTTGCAGTAAACACCATACCAGATAGGTCTTTAAGTTTCCAAGTCGTTTTCACTGGATGTGAGATAGACATGGAAGAAGGACCTGAAGAAAATGTGCATGGTGGTGCAATGTGGGCAAGAATGCCTATTCAAGCTTTAGTCGCAGACATACCCGTAGATGATTGGGCAGAGCCAATGGAAGACCATCTGTGTCAACCTTGGGATTGTGAGTCAAGGCATCATTCAGTTATAGTTATGGACAGAGTAAGTTCTTCTCCGTGGCTATGTAAGATTGATAATGATTTCTACACAGGTAAATATTTATTTACTGTAGACTACACAGATAGCGATATAGCAGATGATCCTGCACAACATAAACAGTCACACGTACTGTATTTGTTAGATGCAGGTAAATGGACTGGCAACATAGTTGCACTTCCAAACAATAGAGTGAGAGCAACAAGTCCTGCTTTGTGGAGAACTGGAGATGGTGCTCCTGATTTTACACCATCACAATGGATACACTCTGCAGAATCTCATGAGTCTTACTTAGACCCTTCAGTAACATTTAACAATTTGTACTCCGATGGTAGCCAAGCTAGAAACAATAAGAAAAAAAATAAAAAGTAAAAAGAAGCTTGGTTTCTCTGAAAGGGCAAGAGCAGTTAGCAAAGGATTATTACCAAGTGCCGCTAAAAAAAGGAAGAAGTCAAAAGGTAGTAAGTCAAAACATAAGAAAGCTAAAAAAAGAGGGTAAACCTCACAAACAAGCTATAGCTATTGCACTTTCTACTGCAGGTTACAAACAATCTAATCTAAAAGAAGGACCTAAGAAAGAAAGACTAGTTAAATTACTAATGAAAGCTAGACGTGATGTTGGTGAAGCTTTGAAACAAAAAGACAAAACCAAAGAGCGTCTAGCCAGACAAAGAGTACAGAAGTACAAAGTAGCTTTAGGAGAGAGAAGTGGAAGTAAAAAAAGCAAAAAAGACAATAAAAAAAGTAGCGTCAAAACTAAAAAAAGCTAGTCAAGCTCATGCAGGTCAAGCAAAAGCTCTATCAGAACTAGAGTTACGAAAAGGTGGTTCTGCAAAAAAGAAAACTAGAAAAAGAACTACAAAGAAAAAAAGTAAAAGCACAGTAAACAAGGCAGGTAATTATACAAAGCCTGAAATGAGAAAAAGAATATTTAACAGAATTAAAGCGGGAGGCAAAGGTGGTGCTCCTGGACAATGGTCAGCTAGAAAAGCTCAGATGTTAGCCGCAGCTTACAAAAAAGCAGGTGGTGGGTATAGAAACTAATGAAAAAAAAGAAAAGAGATCCTAAAGTTGGTACGGGCAAAAAACCAAAAGGTAGCGATAGAAGACTGTATACGGATGAAAACCCTAAAGACACAGTTAGCATCAAGTTCGCCACCCCAGCCGATGCAAGAGCAACCGTTGCAAAAGTTAAAAAGATCAATAAACCATATGCGAGAAAGATACAGATACTTACAGTCGGTGAGCAAAGAGCTAAAGTGATGGGTAAGACTGAAGTTGTAGCTATATTCAAAAAAGCTAAAGAAAGTTTGAAAAGAGCACATGAGCGAAAAAAGAAAAAATAGATGTGAGACTTGTGAGTGTTACGATTGTGATTGCGAAGAGTGCAACTGTGACTGTCACAAAGAGGATGAAGAAGAGGTGCAAGGAGCACCTATATGATAGAGTTTCTTCTTGTGTTTATGATTGACACAAGAGTGATAAATCAAATACAAACTTTTGATGATATTGATAGATGTCTGTATTTTGCAGAACGTCTACGTAAGCAACCAGCTATACCAACAGAGGATGGAAATCAGCGAATAACTGCGTATTGTAAACCTATAAGGAAATAAAATGTTAGCAGAACTAGCCGCAGCTAACGCTGCTTTCGGAATAATAAAAAATTTCGTGTCAAACGGAAAAGAACTTTCAGGTTGTGTAAAACAGATATCTGATTTTGTATTCTCAAAAGAACAGTTAGAAAAGAAAGCAAGTAAGAAAAAAGCTAGTGGTGGTGGTGGAGACTTAGAAGAGTTCATGGCTCTTGAGCAGATAAGAGAAAAAGAAGAAGAACTCAAGAAAATAATGATCTACCTAGGCAGACCCGGACTTTGGCAAGATTGGCAAAGGTTTCAAGCAGAGGCTCGTAAGTCAAGACGCTATGCAGAAAAGATGGCAGAGAAGCGTAAACAAGAGTTAATAGAATATGTAGGGTATGGGATAGCATTTATATTTATATTATTCTTTGCAGGAATATTAGCATGGCTACTAGCAAAATGGATGGGAAAGATCTAACACCTTGCGTAGGGATATGCAAATTAGAGGACAATGTTTGCATAGGATGCAAGAGAACCATAGAAGAAATTAAGGAAGCATATGAATGGCACTTAAAAAATCACAGAGGTCACTAGTTGCGTGGACAAAACAAAAATGGCGAACAAAGTCTGGTAAACCTAGTACACAAGGGAGTAAAGCAACTGGTGAGCGTTACTTACCTGAAAAAGCAATTAAGGCTTTATCGCCCTCTGAATACGCCGCCTCTTCGGCTGCTAAACGCAAAGCGACTAGAAGAGGTAAACAATTTTCTAAACAACCCCGCAAGATTGCAAAGAAAACATCAAGCTTTCGTAGATTCAGCTAAGTTAAAAGAAAAATTAAAACAAGAGAGAATAAAAGAGAAAATAGAAAATGATACAAGCACTAATAGGACCAATAGCAAATCTCGCAGGAACGTGGTTTCAAAACAAAATAGAAAAAACAAAGGCAGATGGACAAGCTAAAGTTGCAGAGGCAAAGGCTCGTGCTACTGTTGCAGAAAAGGTTGCAACAGGTCAGGTTGAGTGGGAAGGTAAGATGGCAGATGCTACAGTGGATTCGTGGAAAGACGAGTTTGCATTAGTAGTGCTATTAGCTCCTGCTATACTAGTCTTTATTCCGGGCATGAGAGAATATGTAAAAGAAGGCTTTGAGATATTAGCTACACTACCTGATTGGTATCAGTATCTGTTATATATAGCCATATCTGCATCATTTGGTATCAAGGGTGTAGGACAAGCAGCTAAGATGTTGAAAAAGAAATGAGTTGGAAAGCCTTGACATTTTTAAAGATTTCTGCTATAATTAGTAAAGTGGGAAACTATTTTTGGCATCTACACGTAAAAGAAATACGTAAACAACAAATGAAATTAGGACTTAGACGATGAATTTGGTTAAGCTACAAGACGAGATAGCTAATGACGAGGGTATAAAATATGAGTTGTATAAATGTTCAGAAGGGCATTTGACCGGGGGGATAGGACATTTAATCACAGAGTGGGATGAAGAGTTTTATGGGCAACCTGTAGGAACTAAAGTACCACACGAACAAGTTAATGATTGGTTTGAAAGAGACATACAAGTTTCTATAAGTGACTGTAAACAAATCTTTGATGACTTTGATGGACTACCTGAAGAGATACAAAGAGTATTGGCAAATATGTCTTTTCAATTAGGAAGACCAACTCTAAGTAAATTTAAAAACATGATTGCTGCGGTCAACAACAATGACTATCAAGAAATGGCAAATCAGATGGAAGACTCACGTTGGTACAGACAGACACCCAACAGAGCACAACGTTTAATAGACAGAGTTTTAACACAAGGTATACCACATTGAGTAGAGAACTAACAGATAGACAGAAGTTGTTTCTAGAAGTTTTGTTTGACAAAGCTAATGGAGATCCTGTACAAGCTAAGTTGTTAGCAGGATATTCTGAGAACTCATCCACATCAGCAGTTGTTGCATCCATGAAAGATGAAATCATGGAAGCTACACAGCTATACATGAGTAGAAATGCACCCAAGGCCGCAGTAGCTATGGTGAGTGGTATGGATGACCCAACACAGTTAGGTATTAGAGATAAACTCGGTGCAGCAAAAGAATTACTTGACAGAGTAGGTTTAATTAAAACTGAGAAAGTTCAAGTAGAGGCATCGGGTGGTGTGATGATATTACCACCAAAGAAGAGTTAATGAACAGAAGTTTAGGTAAGTGGAAGCTACCACAACCAACAGATTTAAAAGAAGATAAAGAGTGGATACAGATACCACGTATAGCAAGAATAGTGCCTTTTGGTTATAAGGTTAATGAAGAAGATTCTAATTTACTTGACCCTATACCTTTTGAGTTAGAAGCCATAGAAGTTGCTAGACAATATGTAAAGCAATATTCGTACAGACAAGTTGCAAATTGGTTGACAACAAAAACAGGTAGAGATATATCTCACGTAGGATTAAGAAAAAGATTAATAAATGAGCGACAACGTAAGAACAAAGCTAGAACTCTCAAGTCATGGACTGAATGGGCAGAAAAGGCAATACAAAAAGCGAAAGCCTACGAAGAAGAAAGAACGGGTGCAAAAGCCTAGTATCGTTGAAGATATAGAGGCTGTACCACAAGAAGAACACAATATCGTTTTTAGACCTAACGAAGGTCCTCAAACAGAGTTCTTGGCATCACCCGAAAGAGAAGTTCTATATGGTGGTTCAGCAGGTGGTGGTAAATCATATGCCATGTTAGCAGACCCACTACGTTACATGAATCATCCACAGTTTAGTGGATTGTTACTAAGACACACGACAGAAGAACTAAGAGAATTAGTTTGGAAGTCAAGAGAATTATATCCTCAAATATACAAGGGTATAAAGTGGTCAGAGAGAAAGATGCAATGGGTAGCTCCATCAGGTGCAAGACTGTGGATGTCCTACCTAGACCGAGATGATGACGTATTAAGATATCAAGGTTTAGCTTTTAGTTGGATAGGCTTTGACGAATTAACACAGTGGGCAACACCATTTGCTTGGAACTACATGAGGTCAAGACTACGTTCTACTGCCGCTGATTTACCAGTGTACATGAGAGCGACAACTAACCCAGGAGGTCCGGGTCATCAATGGGTTAAGAAGATGTTTATTGACCCAGCACCTTATGGAAGAGCATTTGATGCCACAAACATTGAGACAGGACAAGTTCTTAAATACCCTGATGGGCATAGTAAAGCAGGCGAAGCACTTTTCAAAAGAAGATTCATACCTGCTAGATTATCTGACAACCCATATCTCTCAAGTCAAGGAGACTACGAAGCGATGCTTCTATCCCTCCCTGAACACCAACGTAAACAGTTGCTTGAGGGTGATTGGGATATTAAAGAAGGTGCTGCTTTCACTGAGTTTAGTAGGGATACTCACGTTATTGAACCTTTTGACATTCCAAGAAATTGGGTTAAATTTCGTGCTTGTGACTATGGTTATGGTTCTTATAGTGCTGTGCTGTGGTTTGCTGTTTCTCCAGACGAGCAACTTATTATATATAGAGAGTTGTATGTTAGCAAAGTCCTTGCCACAGATTTGGCAGATATGATACTAGATTTAGAGTCTGAAGATGGAAATATTAAGTATGGGGTTTTGGATAGCTCTCTTTGGCATAAACGTGGCGATACTGGTCCTTCTTTGGCTGAACAGATGATACAAAGAGGTTGTAGGTTTAGACCGTCTGATAGAAGTAAAGGCAGTAGAGTATCAGGTAAAAACGAGATACATAGAAGACTACAGATAGATGAGTTTACAGAAGAACCAAGAATGGTATTTTTTAATACGTGTATGAATAGTATAGCACAACTACCAGCAATACCTCTAGACAAAAAGAATCCTGAAGATGTGGATACTAGAGCAGAAGACCATATTTATGACGCATTAAGATATGGCATTATGTCAAGACCTAGATTTAGTATATTTGACTATGACCCTATAGGTAGACCAAAAAGTAGTATGCCTGTAGCAGACGCAACATTTGGATATTAATATGGCAGAAGAAGATATTTTACTAGAAGAAGAAGAAGCAATCGCTTTAAATGACGTTAAGGAAAACGACACTGAAGATGACTCTTCAGCTTCTAAATTAGCAGACTATGTAATGACTAAGTTCAAAAAGTCTGAAGACTACAGATACGAAGATGAACTTAGATGGACAAGAGCTTACAGAAACTACAGAGGGATCTATGGTCCTGATGTTCAGTTTACTGAAGCAGAAAAATCTAGAGTATTTATAAAGATAACTAAAACAAAAACATTGGCTGCTTATGGTCAAATAGTTGATGTTTTGTTTGCTGGAAATAAGTTTCCCATTAGCATAGAACCTACAACATTACCAGAAGGAGTAGCGAAAGATGTTAACTTTGATCCGAAAAAACCTCAAGAGCTTAGTGGAGATTCTCCAATCACTTCACCTTATGGTTTCAGTGGTGATGGCATGGAACTCCCTAAAGGCTCTACTGAAAAAAGTTTACTTGATAGGCTTGGACCTTTGGAAGATGATTTGTCGGAAATTAAAAACCTTGAAGAAGGTGTGGGTAAAACTCCGACAGCGATCACGTTCAGCCCTGCGATGGTTGCAGCAAAAAGTATGGAAAAGAAAATAACAGACCAACTAGAGGAATCAGGAGCTAACAAACATTTAAGAAGCACTGCATTTGAGATGTCTCTATTTGGAACTGGAGTTATGAAAGGACCTTTTGCTTTAGATAAAGAATATCCTAATTGGGATGCAGAAGGCAAGTATGATCCTACATTTAAAACAACACCACAGATAAGTCATGTGTCTGTTTGGAACTTCTATCCAGACCCTGACTCTACAAACATAGATCAAGCACAATACGTTATTGAAAGACATAAGATGTCAAGAACAGAGTTACGTTCTTTAAAACGTAGACCATTCTTTAGAGAAAACGTTATTGAGAGCGTTATCATGGATGGAGAGAACTACGTAAAGAAGTATTGGGAAGACGATCTAACAGACTATAACCAAGAAAACTATGTAGAAAGATTTGAAGTGTTTGAGTATTGGGGTATGATTGATACTGCAATGCTAGAAGAACAAGAAGTAGATATACCAAAAGAACTACAAGACTTTGACGAACTACAAGCTAATATTTGGGTATGTGGTGGTAGAGTTCTAAGAGCAGTGTTAAATCCATTCAAACCTGCAAAGATACCTTACATGGCCGCACCATACGAGTTAAATCCGTACTCATTCTTTGGTGTTGGTCTAGCAGAGAATATGGATGACACACAAACTCTAATGAATGGCTTTATGAGAATGGCTGTAGACAACGCAGTATTATCAGGCAATTTACTCATAGAAGTAGATGAAACAAACCTAGTACCAGGACAAGATCTATCTGTATATCCGGGAAAGATATTCAGAAGACAAGGTGGTGCTCCGGGTCAAGCTATATTTGGAACTAAGTTCCCTAACGTATCAAATGAGAATATGCAGTTGTTTGATAAAGCAAGAGTGTTAGCAGACGAAAGCACTGGCTTTCCATCATTTGCTCATGGTCAAACTGGTGTAACAGGTGTGGGTAGAACTGCATCAGGTATATCTATGTTGATGAATGCCGCAAGTGGTAGTATAAAGACTGTAATAAAAAATATAGATGACTATTTATTAAAACCTTTAGGCGAAGGTTTATTTAGATTTAATATGCAATTTGACTTTGACCCTGAAATAAGAGGTGATCTAGAAGTCAAAGCAAGAGGAACAGAAAGTCTCATGGCTAACGAAGTTAGGTCACAAAGACTTATGCAGTTCTTACAAACTGCGTCTAATCCTGCACTTGCTCCATTTGCTAAGTTTAACTTTATCATTCGTGAAATAGCAAAGGCTATGGACTTAGATCCTGACAAAGTTACTAACAATATGGATGAAGCAGCAAGACAAGCAGAGTTACTAAAAGAATTTAGAGGGGATATGCCACAACAACAACCACCCGCAGGTCTTAATCCAAATGACCCAACAGGTGTAGGTGGGGGAACGATAGGTACAGGACAAGCTCCTAGACCTGGAGAACAAGGATTTTCGGGAGTAGCACAAGGTGGACAAACAGATACTCAGCAATCTCAAGCCGCTGGTCAGTCACCAACACCATCTGAATAAATACATTGATGTGCTGATAGAACAACAGCATAAGACAATGGAACAGGCAAAAGATATGCACATCATATACGCTTGTCAAGGCTCAATAGCCATGTTGCGTAGACTAAAACTACTAAGGGATGAAGTAAATGGCGAAGAAAAAAGATAAAGATATAGCTAAAGCAGAGACACAAAAACAAGAGCTTCCTAAAAAACGACCTGATGATGACATGAAAATGGTTAGTGAGATGGCCGCTGATCCAAATGTTTTGGGTTACAATGATTCAATCATAGAGTTTAAAACTAATCCTGATAAAGCTATTAACAATCCAGGAAATTTATTATATTATCCTCCAAGCGAACCAAACGAAGAATCTGAAAAAAGAGCTAAATTAATAGATAAAATAAGAGGTGTAAAAACGGTAGTAAGTAAGGAAGACCTCAAGAAAAACCCTAGTGTAGGATTTAAAAAAGGTGGCATACCAAAACAAATGGAGATGTTTGAAGGAGGCGATACTTCTATTGACACTAGTAAACTAGATAAAGAAGCAAAAGAAAAAAAAGATGCTAGAAAAATTCAATTTGACAACATGACAAAAATGTTAACTTCAGGAAAAATAAACGACCTGTCTCTTAAAGAAAAAGAAAATTTTGTTGAGTTGTATAAACTATTAAAGAAAAATTATTCTTTTAGTGAGGGTGGACTAAAAGATGAAGGTGGAGAAGTAGATGAAGAATCAGGCAATGAAGTTCCACCGGGATCTACAAAAGAAGAAGTAAGAGATGATATACCAGCTAGACTTAGTGAAGGTGAGTTTGTTTTTCCTGCAGATGTTGTAAGATACCTAGGTCTAGACTTTTTAATGAAGCTAAGACAAAGAGCTAAGGCAGGACTACAAAAAATGGAAGAGATGGGTCAGATGGGTAATTCTGATGAAGCAACACTTCCTGATGACATACCATTTACTATAGACGATCTAGACATGGAAGATGACCCATTAGAAATGCAAGTTGGTGGTGTAGTGCCTAACCCTATGGGCAATCCAACAGCTATGCCTAATCAAGTCACAACCATGAATAACCCTAATGTATATAATCCTAATATAGGTCAGATGTACACACCGGGTGGTGTCACTCCGTATGCTCCAGCTACATTTAAATCACTATTACCACAATCCTCTACAGGTCAAGTGAAAACAGAAAGTAGAAAATATACAAAAGGCAGTCAAGTAAGATTTGTTCCTTTTATTGTAGGAACAGGTCAACCTTTAAATCCCGCACAGTTAGCACAGTTAGAGGCAGACGGATTTACACCTGACACTGGTATATCTCCCACTAAGAAAGACGATAAAACAAAAACAGAAACTACTAAAGTAAAACCTGTAGATACTGGTGGAGATGACAGTGGTAGTGCGAAAGTATCGTCAGCTACTTTATCAATCGGTGGAGACAAAGACCCTAACAGACCTGGACTACAAACAGGTGCAACCACATTTGACCTAAGATACAATGTTCCGGGTCAGCTTCCTGGAATACTAGGCTTGGCTTCTTTACCTGGAATAATAGGAGGCAAAGCTCCAAAAGGAACTACTGTAGACTTTACTAAAGGCAACATAACTAAAACAGTTTCTTTTGCAGATTTTATGAAGATAAAGAATGATGTAACAGGTGACTTTGCTAAAAAGTTTACAGAAAGAATGAACACTTTAGACAAATTAAACAAAGATCAAATTGTGTTTGACCCTAAAGTAGGATATACAGATAAGACAACAGGAAACCCTGTAAGTTACGAAGATATAACTGATCCTAAGACAGGTTTAGGAAAAGAGATAGCAGATAGAATAACAAAAGAAACTAAAGAAAAATCTTTATTAGGTTTTGATATAAGTAAATCAGCAGAAGATGCATACAACGACTTATCTAAATCAGAAAAAGAAGCTTACAATGATTATGCAACAGAGCAAATGGAGCAAGAAGAAACAAAAGATAGAGGAACAGTTACAGCAGTTAGCCTAGGTAAAATAGCTAGTGACATAGAAGATGATACAGCTTTTGAGATTTCAGAGGAGAGGGCAAAAGCAGATAGAATGGCTGCTAGAGCAAGGGCAGACGAAATCGCAGCTCAAGCCATGAGTGATGATTCTGATTCAGGAACAGTAGTAGACCCAACACAAGGTCAAGACTTGAGTAGAACATTTGCTGACGATGCAGCATCAAGTGGAGGTGGTGGAGATAAAATAGTATGCACTGCTATGAATAATTCATATGGTTTTGGTTCGTTTAGACAAGCAATATGGCTAAGTCATAGTAAAAATATGCACCCTGCGTATCAAAAAGGATATCATAGAATATTTAAACCTCTAATAAAACTTGCCTACAAAAATGACGCATGGTATAATAAACTACTCAAAAACACACTTGAAGGCATAGCACGTAGAAGAACTGCTGATATATGGTTACAAAAACATGGTAAGCGTCATATAAGAGGTTCTATTGAAAGAGCTATACTTGAGCCAATATGTTATATCATAGGAAGAATTAAATAATGGAAATTAATTTACAAGAAATAAGAGAAAACTATGCAAGACTATCAGATGAAGAAAAAGAAACAATACGTAGGTTCATGAATGGTCCTGCTAGAATTATTATAGGTAAAATTTTTGGAGAAGATTTTGATAGGGCATTAGGACAATTTATGTTGCCTAAATCAAAGCGTGGTAGAGGACTAGCCGCAAGAACTTAAATAGTCCTAAATTATGGCTACTTATCCCCCAATAATGGCTACGATAACCCCTAGGAGAAAAAAATGGCTGAACAAGCACAAGAAATGGTGGTAGATGCTACACCAAAAAAAACAGCATTTATGGCTAAACCTTCTTCTCATGAAGATAGAATAAAAAAGGATGAGGAAGAGTTAGAGCTACTAAAAAAACAAGCACTTGATAAAACTGAAGAAGCTACCCAAGAAACTAAAGAAGAAGTGGTAGAAGAAAAAGAAGAAGAACCAAAGAGTGCTGAAGAAAAAACTTTCAAGAAAAGATATGGAGACTTACGTAGACACTCCCAAGAAAAAGAAAGAGAGTTTCAAAAGCAGTTGGATGAATTAAAATCTCAGCTAGAAAAAGCAACTAAGAAAGAGATTAAGCTTCCAAAAACAGAAAAAGAAATAGAAGAATGGGCGAAAGAGTACCCAGATGTGGCTAAGATTGTAGAGACAATAGCTATTAAGAAAGCTAAAGAACAATCTGACATATTAGAAAAAAGAATTATAGAGATAGATGAACTAAACGCAAAAGCTACTAAAGAAAGAGCAGAAGTAGAATTGCTGAAGATTCATCCAGACTTTGCAGATATAAGAGAGAGTGACGATTTTCATGAGTGGGCAGAGGAGCAACCAAAGTGGGTACAAGATGCCCTATACGAAAATAGTGAAGACGCAAGATCAGCTGCTAGAGCTATTGACTTGTACAAGGCAGACAGAGGTATTGGCAAGAAAGATAAGGTCAAGAACACTGAAAGTGCGGCTATGGCAGTTAATCCGAAGTCTGAAAAGAATACTCCAACTGCGAACAATAAAACTAACATGATAAGAGAATCTGACGTGCAGAACATGAGTGCAGATGAATATGAGAAAAACTCTGACATAATTATGGAATCAATCCGTGCAGGAAACTTCATATATGATGTATCAGGTTCTGCTAGATAAAAGTGTTGACAAATAGTTATTTATAAGTATAACTATATGTAACTAGACGTGTGACCCCTAGTTCTAGGACACTCACACTCACCTTAAAAACCTTGGAAGCCTACCTGATGGTATGAGCCTGCGTTTAAATAGCTACTAGACGCACAACCTCAATATACTATTAGCCGATAACAAGAAATCTGTAGTATGTTTCAGACATACATTCGTTTATTTCAATGGAGATAAAAATGGCATTTAAAACTGCAGCAGGTTATGGTAATCTGCCTAATGGTAATTTCTCCCCAGTTATTTACTCTAAGCAGGTTCAGTTAGCCTTCAGGAAGAACTCCGTTGTTGAAAATATCACCAATTCAGACTACTTTGGTGAAATTGCCAACATGGGTGACTCCGTAAAGATAATTAAAGAGCCAGAGATCACTGTTAAGGAATATGCTAGAGGTGCAAACGTACAGCCTCAAGACCTTGACGATGAAGACTTCACATTGACTATTGACAAAGCAAACTACTTTGCTTTTAAGATAGACGATATTGAAGAGGCTCACAGTCATGTAAACTTCTCTCAACTAGCAAGTGACAGAGCAGGATACAGACTGAAAGATAACTACGACCAAGACGTACTTGGTTATTTGTCAGGATTTGCACAAGCATCTAACAATGCTGTAGCAAGTTCAGCTAACTCAACAGTTAACGGAACTAAAGCAGTGTCAACTGCAGGTTCAGACGAATTGTTGACAAGCATGAAGCTAAGAAAAGATAG